CAAGATTCTCAATGATGAAGTAATATTTTGAAGAATAACTTTATCCTCTTTTTGCATTCTTAATGGAAACTTCTGCGCCTCCATGTCTCTAAGTAGTAAATCTACTTCACTTCTTTTGCCATACGGAATAAAAGCAATATGCATTTTTATATTTCGCCTTTTAAAACTCTTGCAGCATACTCTGCTGGTGATTCCTGTTTCTTCTCAGGCTTTGAGCCTGCTGATGAATCTCCGCCTAATGCATTAAGAGTTTCTCTTCTGGCTAAAATCTCCTCTTCCTTCTTCAGAATTTCCAGCCTTAAAAGGTTTTGCTCTTTAAGCTCTGCTGCTGCTGCCCTGGCATCTTCTATCATGCTTGGCTTCTTTGGCTTCACTTCTTGCTTAATTTCTTCTTCCATGAGTATAACGCTGCTTTCTATAGTAAAAAGGGATTTATAACTTTCCAATATTCCCAAATTCTCTTAATAAATTTTATGAGCCCCGAGTAAAATTTATAGTTAGGGCGGGGGATTATGTGGGACGGGGAGTTATAAAAATGCTCCTATTCTTTTATGATTATCTTCTGGTTTTTCATTCATCCAATACTCTTTGAACTGACTTAATGCTACAATGAATGCAGATGCAATAGCTGCAATTATTGCTGCTGAGTTAATGTTCCCACTCATGCATGCGCCAAAGAATACCAGACCTCCAGCTAATCCACTATTAACTAAATTCCAAATTATCTCTTTATCCATCTTTGCCTGGCTCTGTTGATGTGCCTATCCCCCTTTTCTGTTCGTTAGCTTGTAATGATTGTTCCAATGATGCTGGAAACTCTAAATCAATCTTTATGCCTAATTGTGCTTCAACTTGCTCTTGAATATACTGCTGCATATCCTCTATCTCTTGCTGAAATGCTAGATAAATAATTGAAGCTGATGCTTCTGTTGTCTCCTCTCCCCAGCCCATTATAACTTCTGGCATCCCGCATGATGTTACAAACTGCCTTACTAAGAATTTAATATAAGGCAAACTATCAATAGTCCCATAATTGGCTGTAGCGCTTCGCTTGATTTCTTTCACAACTCCAGCAGGGATAACAACATTTTCAGATTTCTTATAGGCCTCATTAATTGTAGATTCTACAGATGATAATTTACTTATATCATCTGTCTCAACCTCAAAGAATTGTATAGGCTTAATATTTCTGTGATAAAGGATCCTTAAATCTGCTATGCCCTCATTCCTGGATTTAATCAATTCTTCTAATGCTTCTGGGAATGGAATCCCATGAATCTCATCAGCAATCCTTTCATAACTTAAATGGAAAATTTCAGCAGGCGAATAAATCTTTTCTCTTCCCTCTTGTGCATAGCCTATGATTATGCCTTGCCTGTTTGCAAGTATTGCTATCTTGTCAGGATTCAAAGGCTTAACATTTCCTCCTGGGAGAATGTGAGCAAATGAATCACCACAGATTAAAGCTGATCTCCATTGATTTTTTAAAACACTCCTTGCAGAATCCTTGCCAAACCCTTTAATCAATTTAAGTTGTTCTTCTCCGCCCTTGATGCCTCGCCCAAAAGTCCATGATGCAAGTTTATTTATTGTTGCTCTTAATTCTGGTATTTGCCTGTAGTAACCATGCCACTTTTTAAAATTAGGAATGTAGCCTGTTCCATTTGTATCCCCTGAATCTGTGCTTTGGAAGGTACAACTAAATTCAGTACCCTGATTTGAAAAATCAGTTACAACTGCATTTGAAGATTCAAAATTCATTCTATAAAGCCACCAGTGCTATTTTTTTCCATGTTTTAATTCCTGTGCAAATATATAAAAAATCATCATCAAACCTGAATTCACCTATTTCTCCCTCGGCATTTGTTGGTGTTGATTTTTCACTAATCAAAAATACTCTATCTCTATTGTTATAAGCCATTTATAAAAGCTTGCGTGTTCTTATCCACTAAAACATAAGTGAGTAACTCCGCATCTCCTTTCAATTGTTGCGTCATGCTTTCGGCTTCTAATCTTGATGTATAGCCAGAAGTATCAAAATTAATAACTTCAATAGCTGCAAGGCTTGAAACTATCTTATTTAAAATATATTTTACAGATTCATCAGTTGTTGAATATACAGCAATCCAATCTTTCCTTGTTCTGACATTAACCACACTTTCAGCTTGCTCAACAAAATTTGAAATGATGTAAACACTTGTAGCATTTGAATTAGCCCCATTGCCTACTTTATTGATAACATCAGAATAAGTGCAAAGATTGCCATTAAACACATCTCCATAAATTTGGAATTCAAAATCTGCTGCGGCAACTGCTCCGCCTACTGATGCACAAGTAACCCAGTTACTCCCCCCATCTTTACTTTGATAAGCAGCTCCTCCAGCATATATGCTGCCATCTTGCCCATTCCATGTTAATTTCACTGTAGATGATGCAGTAAGATGATTTAGTACAATAGCATAAGTTCCAGAAGCCAAAACAGAAGAATCACCTTTAAGATTATTACAGCCCACCCATTGAAAAGAAGCAGTAGCTATTGCAGAACAATCCATAATCCCCCAGGCAATAACACTTGTAGGCACTCCGCCTGCAACATTTCTTAATTCAACAATAACATCAGAAGCTCCAATAGTTCCAGTTCTTTTAAGGTGTAGCTTAATTTCTTCCATTGTAAATGCTGTATTTGTTCCTACAGTTCCAATAGTAAAAGTTTGGGCTAATAGATTTTTAACTGTCCATGCAGCGCCAGTTTCTGCTGTTGCAGTACCTCCAAATGTATCTTCATAGAATTCATCTGCTGCTGTACTTGCATACTCATAAAGACTTTTAGCCATGCTTCTTCTAAATTATGCTTCTATTTAAATTTTAGCATTAAACTAAAGGTATGAATTCAGGAAATCCTCTAATCATAGCCAAATAGAAATGTGCTATATCATCAGCATTTGGCACAACTAATTTGTAAGCCTTAATTATGCTGTAAAATTTATTCATATCTCCCGGATGCATTTTCTTAATTTGCTTCAACATATCCATCTTATAGAATGTATCTCTTATTGATGGTGTGAAATACAAATCTTTTAAAGCCATTTTCACATTATCAGGCATTTGTGAAACTCCATTTGTAGCCCAGTATGCCTCACTTTCTGCTGCTGTCATAACAACTTCTGCCGCTAATAGATTTAAAAAACTAAGCAAATAACTTAAAACCATTGTAGTTTCTGGCCAGGCTATCCATTGAATATATTCAGGCCAGGAAGAAACACTTGCCATTTGGTCCGCAATACTCCTGCATCCTTTGCTGACAAGGTAATTATCTAAATCTTCAATTTTATTAGGGATTAAGCTAAAAACATGTTCATCCATCCAAATTACAGTAGGGTCAGTATCTTCCCTATAATCTGCCAATAGATAGGCAATTGTAGAATCAGAATATTTCCCCCAGTTTTTAATGTATGTTCCTAAGTTTTCCAAATTTTGAAAATAGTATTTCTGTTGCTGTGGGCTGTAAAATTTAAAACTACCCTGAAACAAAACCCAATGAGTGGTTGCGCCCATGCTTTTTCTATATGCCATATTAGAAGCAATGCGCAAATACTTTTAAAGTTTTATCTTTTTCAGCCAGCCATGCAGCCCTGATTAAACCTTCTGCAATATGCGAATAACCCCCAAAAATCTTATTATCCTCAATTTGAATTGAAGCAAGACTTGCTTTTAATTCATCATCATTCAACAGCCTTATTTTATTGTTCTCCATTAGTGACAACAAATTAAAATACATTTCCTCTTTTAAGATTTTTTTGCTTTTTATGCCATCTTTGTCTATAGGCCTTGAAGAATTGTTTAAAGCTATTGTCTTTCTTTTTGTTGCATCATTGTCCATTAATTCTGAGAACACTCCAAAACCAATGCCCCCATCATCTACTCCAATCTTTTTGAAACTAAAAGCCTTATCTAAATAAATAATATTTCTTGTAATCTCCGTCGTCATTTTGAATTTTTCAATAATACTTTGTTTCTGCATGATTGAATTATTATTAAGCCTTTCTAAAATCTCATAAGAAACTTCATCTCCGCCCATTCCAGCAACATCAACACCTAAATAGAATTTATTATTTCTTGAAACTATGCCTGCATCTAATCTTTTAATTGTGCAAATCTTTTGCAAAATTGCATCATCAAAAATCCTTGTTAGCTCGTCGGTAAATATAGCAAGAAACTCTTGAGCATATGCTAACTTGCTCATTCTGTTTTTGCAATCTAATAAGAATTCAGTAGTGTGCCTTGGGCAATCTTCCGCAGAAATATACCATTTTTTGAATTTATCATCTTTAGAACATTTATAAAAAAACTTCTCTCCCCCTTCCTTATGCCTTTTTCCAAATGGTGTTGATGCGATATCCAAAGAGCCTTTAACAACTGACAACATTGGCAGCGACGCGATAAAGTACTCTTCTGACATCCTGCTCCCTTCATCAACCATTAATTTTTTAATAGTAAATCCTCTTTGCCCTTCTCCTGTCTCTCCTGCTGCATAACATAAAATCCCTGTGCCATTTCTGAAATTAATCCTGTGCATTGTCGGCTTTAAATCCCTCGCTGTTGCAACTAATTTAGGATATTTCGCCCCTGCATAAACAAGAGCCTTTGCTAACATATGATATGCTTGTTTTTCTGTAATTGAGTTAATAAGAACAAACTCTCCAGGCTTGAAATGATTAACACATAACTCAACAGCTTTAATTGACATTGCAGTAGTTTTCCCTACTTGTCGCCCACATAATAGAAAACAATCTTGTTCTGGTGGTGTTTGAATATACTCTTTTTGCCAATCATCTAAACTTAACCAGGGTAGATTAATATTATAATTCATTCTTTCCAACCATGAGTGATTAACTTATGGCAATCAACACAAAGAGTTTTTAATAGTGCAGGATCGCAAAGCAAGCGTTCCTGCAGCATATCAATAATTTCATCCCATTCAATCTCTTTCAAATGATGCACTTCCACTTTCAATTCCTGCCCTTTCTTCTTAGTTTGCTTCCTGTGGCACTCCTGGCAGGTATAACCATCTCTTTTGATGGCTTCGGACCTTTCACAGCTTCTAACCCACAATCTCCTTAATTCTCCTTTTATTCTACTTCGTGGTGTTCTCATTGAAAATCTCCTCAATTAATTTTTTATCATATTGTTCCTGTAATTCCTGCTTTGCAGCAGGCTCATTAACAACCTTATTGAATAGTTCTTCATTAGATTCATGCATTGCATGACTTGGGCCGCCCTCTTTCCATATTTGCGCTCTTTCAATCAATTTGATTGTTTTCTCTCTATTTTTGTCTCTTGACTTCCTAACTGTCTCTTTTCCAATATCTGAAGCCCAAAACTGCTTGGCTAAATCTAAAATTTCTTCAAATATTTCTGGTTGCAGATGTGTTGTTAATCTTAAACACTCTAATTTTGATAATTCTTTAGCTTCCTTAATTTCTGCTGTAATTTCCTGGTTTTTATTCTGCGCTTCAAAGTATCTTTTAAGAATTGTGTTTAATGTGCCAGATAGATTGATATTTTTATCTTTTGAAATTTGAATCAAATTATCATCCAGGGAGATGGTTGTATGTATCTTTGTCATAGTACATACAAAAAATGTATGTATTTAAACATTTCTTACCCCTTTTTAGTACATACATTTAGAACTTTAAGCGTACCTTCATTTCCTGTGCAAAAGAAAGAAAGTAGTCAAAGAAAGAAGGGCATGCATACATACATACATATACATATAGCATGCTGGCTAGGAATCCTGCTTATGTACAGGCTTCACAAATTGGCTTACAGAACAATCCAGGCTTTATAAAGGCTTGCACATATAGGGCTTTCCTTCCCCCCTATCTGTTTTCTTTTTTTTTTGTAATTTTTGTGCGGCATCCATCCTATAACAATAAACAACTATTTGATGTTCGCTATATACATAACAACACATATACTCCGCGTTCAACCCATATACAACAACACATACATTGGCCACTGACTCGTTCAGTGACCATATACAACAACACATACATTGGCCACTGACTCGTTCAGTGACCATATATAACACTAACAACAATACGCGTTCAACCCATATACAACACTAACAACAATACGCGTTCAACCCATATACAACACTAACAACAATACGCGTTCAACCCATATACAACACTAACAACAATACGCGTTCAACCCATATACAACACTAACAACAATACGCGTTCAACCCATATACAACACTAACAACAATACGCGTTCAA